TATAGATTTTTTACCACTTTCAGAAACAGGACCAGTACTTTCAATATTACTAATACGTTTATTTAGATTATAAATCCGTTTAGCTACATTCTTTTTAAATGTATTTAAATGCTCTGGTGTTATTACTGTTTTAGGTTTAGCTTCAAATGGAGTGTCTAATGACTTCTGATAAAAATCATTTAATTCATCAATCTTACTTTCTAAACTCTCTTTCTGTTTGCGTAAAGATACCTCATGTTCGTTGTCATGAGAACCACCAACTGCTCTGCTCTCATCCATCTGTTTTAGCTTATTATCAATTCTAGCTAATACAGATTCATATATACCCATCTTACGTTCGATAGCTGCATTTAATTTAGGATCACCTAATTTATACTGTGGTCCATCAGGTATTCTAGGAGTAGCCACATTATCCTGTTGTTTAGAAAGCTCAACATAATCAGCTTCTCGAACAGCATCTCTATCTGCTTTTAGGATTGTATTCCAATCATAACCAACACCAGCACCATCAGTAATAGTATTTCGTTCCTTTGGAAAGTTAGCCATCAGATCGTCTATAGCCTTCGTAGAGAGACTTTCTTCTACTGGCTTAGGGGTAGGTATTACCTCTTCTTTTTTAAGAGCTTCTAGGGGCCTTTCTGTGGGTTTTGGAGATAGATTTAACTGTTTAGTATAAGCGTCTATTTCCTTTTCCAGAGCTTCCACTAGAGATGAGTTCTTAGGATCATTTCTATCTATTGAAGCAAGCTTCTCTTTAGCTTCTAATAGGTATTCAGAAGCACGTACTTTTTCTTTAGCAGCGTTAGCAATACGACTATTAGCAACATCATGTGGAGTAGGTTCATAAATATTATCATCCTGTGGTGGCTTATATTCACTTTCACCTATTTGCTTTTTATTCTCTTCTAACTTAACAGACAACTCATCATAAAGATTAATAAGACTATCAGACATTGGTTCTGTATTTAATCTATATTTAACTTCTCTAAGTTGTTGCTCTAGTTGTTTCTGTTCACTCACTAAAGTCTCATGAACATATCTAGGATCTGTGGGTTGTTCTCCCATAGACTGCTGAAGTTTTATTCTTTGTTGATATAATCTCTCAGCTTCTTTTTGCATTTCAGGAGAAGCAGTACCATCAACTAAACTCTTCTCTAGCTCTTTTTCTTTCTTGGTAATCTCAAGAATCTTAGCTTGTGCATACTGTTTGTTAGCAGCTTCTAATGATGCTGTGACATTAACATTTGGTGGTTCCACAGAAGGCTTAGGTGTTTTACCGGGTTTTACAACAGAGTGAGGAATACCAAAACCTGTCATATGTCCAATAATGGGATCAAGAACTTTAGCTAGATTTTCACCAATAATAGCAGTGTTTTCCTGTGCAGATTCTAATCTTGGTTGATAGGTAAGTGCTTCTGCACCTTCACGAAAGCCTTGTGGGAATGAACCTTCCTGACCAGTTAATAGTTTGTTCCAACCACCTAGAATACCACCAGCCATACCAGAAGTGAATACTGTACCTAAAGACGTACCAGTTTCAACAGGAGAAGCTAGGCTTTCTCCTATATTTTGTAGAACATCAGTGGTTCCCTCTTGAGGTTTCATGTTTCTGAATAAAGAAGTATCTGGTTTTACAGGAGCAACAGAGTTCTCTAATCCTGGTATCTGATTAACTAAAGATGGTTTAGGTTTTCTACTAGCACTTAACTGCTGATAAGCTTCTTCAATATCCTGTTGATTTGGTTGTTGATCAAAGGTGATAATCTCACCAGAGTCAAATGTTATTTTATAACCCATAGTATTCCTTTATTAGTCTGTTCTTTCTACTTTGAATTTAATACCAGAACTCACTTGTCCAGTAGCTACACCCCGTTGTGCTTGTGCTTCTTTACGTCTAGTACTATCACCAGTAAGCATTTCTGGATTCTCCATGAACTCTCTAGCCGGTGTTGTTCCCATTACAGGCTTTCCAGTCTCTTGTGTTCCTGCTAGATTAAGTCCTGGAACTTGTCCTGCTGAACGCTTAACAACTTCTATTCTTGTATATAGTTGAATTATTCTAGCAGCTTTAGCCTTTTCTTCAGGGGTTGCGTCTGGATCAGCATCAATCAATATAGCCTTAGCAACAATATCTGTATATTTAGGATCTTTAACTATCTGAGAAGCACGTGACTTAGCTAACATAGCTTCATTACGTAGTCTTATACCTTCTAATGAATAATCACCTTTAGTATTAAGCTGTTCCATTTTCTGTAAATGTTCAGGTGTATTAACAAGAGCATCTTGAACCTTACTAAAGTTCTGTAATGGATTCTCACCACGTTTCATAGCATCCTGCATAATTAATTGTCTCTGCTGCTCTGTTAGGTTAGGATTCTTTAATGCATTACTAGCAGAACCAAAGTTAAAACCCATCTGACCATTAGTACCTTCCAAGGGTGTTGGTGCTTCATAGTTTTGTCCCAACTGGTCATTCATAAACTGTGTAAGCAAACTAGCTCTTTGAGTTTTATTAGCATTATCTGCATTTGTTGCAGCAGCATCAGACTCCCAAGTCTGCATACCTCTATTACCAGCAGCAGTTTGAGAATTCATTTGCCCTTTATAACCCTCTATCATTTTAGCTAAATATTCAGGATCATTCATCTTTCCTTCAGCTTGTTTAGCTTCCCATTGTTTCATTATTTGGTTTAATGGTGCTTCTCTTTTATCTTTTTGATTTTGTAAAAAAGCTTTTAGTATTTCTTCCTCATTTAACTTATCAGCATTAGCTGCATTGAATCCTTGATATAAAGCACCTAAACCAAATTCAGGTTGATAACCTGTAGAGATTGGTGTCATGTTACACTCTACCAGAATTTACACTATTAGCATTACCACCTACATTAAAACCCAATGCTGACAGAAGAGGACTTATATAACCATTGGTATTTTGTTTGTTAGCACCAAGTAATGCACTTAGTCCAGCCATATTTGGATTTATATTAGCACCAGCTGGTGTATATAGTTGTTGTTGATATTTCATAGCAATGTCAGCCATAGCTCTTAATAGTTCAGGATCAGTACCAGCACTGTTACTTCTACGTCCAGCAGCAGCATTCTTTCTATCCTGTGCTGATTTTAGTGCTGCAACCTGATCAGAAACAATCTTAGATGAGTAAGGATTAGCAACAGACTGTTGTAGTTGTTGTTGATAAAATGGTCTTTGAGATCCAAAAGGATCTATTGTTTGTTGTTGCTGACCAACAACATCTTTAACACCTTGAACATATTTCTTATTCTGCCTACCTTCAGCTAAAGCACCTAAGATAGCACTACCACCTTTACCTGTAAATAAACCACCTAATCCACCTAATGCTTTAGTTAATGCGTCTGAGAAAGCAGAATTACCTTGTACATCAGCAGGTAATGGCATAGGGTTAGAAGTCATTTGCTGATAAGTGCGTTCGTTGTAATCAGGGAATTGTGTTCCATATCCCATATCTTGTCCAAAGGTATTTTCATAACCTTGAAAACCGCCTTCTTGTCCTTGAGCAATATCATCAAAAAAGTAGTTGTAATCTGTATTTTGACCTGCTATAAGTTGAGGATCTAATTCTGGATCATTGTATAGTTCATCACCATATCCACCAAAACCACCCTCCTGACCTTGGGCTGTATCATCAAAATAATAATCTTCGTAATCATCCATATTTAAACCTCATATTTTCCAGAAATTATAATTGTATCGCCAGTTGCAACCCATGAGGATGGATAACAACGATCATTTGTAGAATCTAATAATCCTGTACCTATACCAAGTAATGTAGTTTTATTAGATGTTGTAACTGTATCGTCTTGAGCAGCTGCAACAGGTAAGTCACAGTAAGTTGTACCTGCTGTAGATTCTGTTGTTGCTGTACCTGAACAAGAAATCTTAACAGTATAAAAGATAGTTCTACCTATCCGTGAATATCTACCAGCATATGTAGCAGCACCAGTACCATTAACAACTGTTAGATTTGAAAAGGTAGGAGTCCATGTACTCTGAACAGAGTTTGTTACTGCTATGTGTTCATCGTTTGTTAAATGATACATCTCACCAGCAGTACCACCTTGCAATCCCTGTAATGTATTATGAAGTCTTATAGCAAGATCAGTAATATTAGAACCAGCAAAGTTAATGATATACCAAGGAACAGAACCTGATGTTGAGATATAGTTTCTTAACTGTCTATACCATTCTAACCATGTAAAAGATCCTGGTTTATCTTGAATTGGTGGTGGAGGTAAACCTGCCATTATGAAATCCCTTCAGTGTAATGCAATTCCATAGCTTCATATCTTGTTTGTGCATTGGTATTCACATCTTCAAATTCAAAAGATCTTCGTCGAAATTGACCTAAACGAGTTGCATATGGAGGAAGATCTTGATCCGAATATAAATCAATACTAGAAGTTCCAACAATAGGTACGAAATCTCTATAATCATTATCATGCATATATAATTTAACAGGAGTACTACCTGTATCTACTTGGTCCATAAATAGAGAAAGCTTATGTAATATCTTTCTATTTATAGTATCCATATCTATTCTATTAGTTCTAAATAAGACTCTAATATCATAAATAAGTACATCACTTACAGCATCCACACCTGTATTATGCTCTATAGAAACTACCCAATTAGTAAGAAGATCACCAGGAACTATCCCTATTCTAGGCATAGTTAAAATACTTGTATCAACTTGTCCATACATATGACCATTACCCACATCTGTTGCATAATTAATACAGAATCTACCACCATTCATACTCCATTCATGCCAAAGCTTTTCGTCTGGATCATATACAAATGTTCTATCAGTAGTAGGTAAATTTAGAAGATAAAACATATGTCCAGAGATTCTGAGATTATAACCTTTAATTGCTGTTATATCATCTTCATGATCTAATATTTTATCTAAATATTCATCTGATACTTTTCTAGGTTGAAATCCATCAATCAACCAGTAAGCATATCCACCTGAATCAGATTTACCTACAAAGGCACAGTTTCTTTCATGTTGACAAACAGAATCTACAGAAGCACAACCAATTTGCAATAGTGCTCCTTCATTTCTATTAAAAGGAGAACCTGATGCATTTGCTGCATTATAAAAGAATTCTGATGAATACTCCCCAAATGCTATAATTTGGTTGTTCTGTCTAGCTAGTGCTGTAATAGGATCTGGAAAACTTTCAGCAGATACAAAGTTAGTTGCATCCCAAGATGTAGGATCATCAACAACACAATTAAATAAATCAGAACCTTTTGCTAAGACAATATAACCATCCAAGAAAACAGGAGATACTATATGTGGTGTTGGAAAATCTGCATCTACAATGGGTGTAAC